CAAGGTCAATCACGACGCCCGTTTCTTCTTCCATGTTTTCGACCATTTTTTTAGTCACTTCCGGACTTTCACAAATTAAGTGAGCCGGACGACAAAGTTCGTGCCGTTCTGTGTGCCATAAAAAGTCTAGTAATAAAAGCTCGTCTTTTCCAGGAAATAGACGCGTCCCACGGCCTACCATCTGCGAATAGAGCGCCCGGACTTTTGTCGGTCTTAATACCACCACGCAATCGACTGAAGGGCAATCCCACCCTTCAGTTAAAAGCATAGAGTTACAAAGAACGTTATAACGTCCTTTCTCGAAGTCCTCGAGAATTTCTGCTCTGTCTTTCGATTCGCCGTTTACTTCAGCGGTTTTAAACCCCCGCTCGTTCAAAATATCGCGGAATTTTTGGCTTGTTTTAACTAGCGGAAGAAATACGACTGTTTTTCTATCCTTGCAATATTCGGCCATTTCATCCGCAATCTGTACCAGATATGGATCAAGTGCTGTTCCGACGTCGCTAGCTTTAAAATCTCCAGCAGACATTGAAACACTCGATAAGTCAAGGTCAATCGGAATTGTCAAGGCTTTAATTTTGGAAAGATAACCGTCTTTAATTGCTTGCACTAATGAGTATTCATAAGCTAGACTGTCGAAGTATGAGCCGAGGTTCTTCATATCCCCCCGGTCTGGTGTAGCCGTTACCCCCAAAACTTCCGAGTCTTTAAAATAATTCAATACCTTTTGATATCCATCTGATATAGCGTGGTGAGCTTCATCGACCACAATCACATCGAACCAGTCAGGCGGGAATTGATTCAAGCGTTTTTCCCGCTGCATTGTCTGAACTGAACCGACAACGACTCGATACCATGAACCAATCGAGGTATTCTCCGCTTTTTCTAGCGCCGTACCGAGTCCCGTCGCTGTCTTGAGCTTGTCGCTTGCTTGGTCTAGTAATTCAGAGCGGTGAGCAAGTACGAGGACGCGTTTTCCTTCTCTGACTTGATCTTCAATAATTTTTGAAAAGACGACCGTCTTCCCCGTTCCAGTCGGAAGGACTAGAAGGGTACGTTTTCGCCCTTCCGTCCATTCCTTCTGAACGGCTTCCCGCGCCTCTTGTTGATAAGGCCGTAATTCCATTTATACCCCCTTAAAATTTACCGGGATTGAATCCTTGCGCTTGTTGTTGGAATCCTTGTTGTGGTTGATATCCAGCCGTTGCTTGTCCCGGTTGTGCGTTCAATACTTTTGTATAGTCCACGTCTTCCGCGTAAATCATGCTTTTTACTTCGTTATATTTATTGCCGTTGTATTCACGGATTCCCACCTTACATACTCCGACTTTACCGATAATTGCGTTCCAATCCATGCGAAGCGGCTCACCTTTACGTTTTTGTCCGATTGAACCAAAGAATGCAGATAACATTCCCTCGGTTGAGCTATGCAAGAATAGGTTGTGCGTGAGTTCTTTTTCGCCCTCGTTTGCTTCAATTAAAACGTGAATCGTTGCCTTGTTGCAAGCTGGTAATTTGCCCGGATTTTGCGGGTTCGGTGTATGACGTCCACGGTCATAGCTTTTAACGGTATAGTAATACAAGCCTTCAGGTAATAGGACGTATTCAGAATCCTTTTGGATAGTGTCGTTCCAGTCATATTCACGGTCAAAGTTGTTAGTGTTGTTAAATTGTTGTTGTGTCATTTTGTTTTTCTCCTTTTATTTCAAAAAATTATAAATTGTTAGTGTTGAATGGCATTTCAGGGGTTGCGCGTACTTGGTTTTGAATAACTTCAAGTGTAGCGTCCCAATTCGCAACGATCATATCCCAATAATTGCTCGGGAAGTTTTCGATAGGCGTTCCCATCGGGAAGTGTCCGCGGATATATGCCACGTCTTGCAATTCGCTTTCTGTGACGTTATGCGGTGTCATTAAATCGATAAGGGCTTGTGGTAATAAGCCGCTTGTTTGCGGTTGTTCTTGCATTTGTGCTTGTTTAGCACGTTCGCGCTCTTGTTTGATATCGTCAGCGATTGCGTTTATTGTTTCCGCAATTTCAGGCTGTTGCGTTTCCGCTTTTGTTTGTGGTGTTGGTGCCGGATTGTTGAAGATATGCGCGATACTTCCAAAATCAAACGGTAATTGATCCGGTAAGCCGTGACGGTTCTTTGCGTCCCATGCGGGGCGATGGTTGGTATAAATAACACGCTCACCGCCTTGCGCTTTTTTCTTACCGTCGTCCGTCGTCATGATGAACGTCTTATAATTCGCAAATAGCACCATATCCGCCCACTCTTTGACAAGCGGGGCTGTTTTCGAGCTTGTTTTCTGTCCGAGTTTTAATTCGTATCGGTCATACGCTCCCATTTCGTCCGGTTGCTCGAACTTTTTAATTTGAGCGTGAGCTGTCAAAACAACGTTGATTCCAATATCCACAAGCTCAGACAAGCTATTCAACAAACGCCCGATTTCCTCTTGGACGTATGTATAACCCTTGCCCCACCCAAAGTCTTCGATTCCGTTCTTTTGGTGTTGTGAGCAAACATAAGATACAGCTAACTGCTCCGCCCAATCAATCGTGTCAATGACTAGCGTTTTGCAAGCGTCCGAATTCGCTTTAATAAACGCGATTTCATTCTTTAGCATGGCCCAGCTTGTCGGTTTATCCATACGAGCCACGTCCATATTGTCAGTCGAGCCTTCCGTGTCAATGAATACCGGCTCCGGAAATTGCGCTGCAAAAGTTGACTTTCCGATTCCTTCAGGGCCATAGATAACGACTTTTTGAGCCCGCGCCTTCCTTCCTCTTGTAATTTGCATTATTCATCCTCCGCGCTACTTTTTACAAACATTTTTAAAAAATGCTTAAAGGCTTCTTTTTTAGCTTCTTCAATCGATTCGGTCAAGTCTTCCGGCTCGTCACCGTCTAGCGTTTTTAGTGTGTATTCTGATTCGACGACTAAAATTTCACAATTGAGTGCGTTTGCTAATTTTTCAAAGTCTTCTTTTTGGTCTTTGATTGCTTCAAGTTCATTTTTTGCGGCGTATCTAAGATAACTTGTAAAACTTGCAGAATAAGCAAAAGTGCCTTCTTTACTTTCAAAATCACTTAAAAAATTGCCTGTTTCTTTATTTCTTAACACTGCGAATTTGTCTGTGTGTTTCATGTTGTTTTCCTTCTTTCTTTAATTAAAATCCGTTTTGCCAAGTTGGCGCGACTGTTTCTTGTGCGCCATTTGTTGCCCCGTTTAATAGTCCGTTTTCAAAACTGTTTGGTTTGACGCTGTAACCGTCTTCGATAATAACCGAGCACTCTCCGCCTGTTGAAACTCTTGTCGCAATAGCTTGCAATCCTTCTTTTTCAAGCCATGCTCCGAATTCCGTGAGTGTGATCTGGTCCATCTGTTCGAGCTTGTCAATAAGTACAAATCCACAATCAGGCTTCAATTTGCGAACGATAGCCGTCGCGACTTGTAATTGTTGTGAACCGCTCATATTGTCCCAGCGTTGACCGAGGTATAAGAGTTCGCCATCATCCACCGATAAGCCCGGAAGTGGTAAGTCTGCGTTCGTGAGTAAGTCCGTTTTTTGCTTGCGTATTCCTTCAATAACAAGGTCTAATTCGCGGTATTGTTCACGATATACTTTCGCGTCTTCTTCTGCCTTGTCTTTGTCAAAATTCGCTCGTACTTTCAAGTTAATTTGTTCGATATTCGCGATACTGTCTTCAATTTCTTGCGTGGATTCATCCACTAAAACGGAAACGTCTTTTCGTGCAATATCAAGGTCTTGAGCTAGTGCTTGCTCTTTCTCTCTAGCTTCTTCAAGCTCTTTTTCCAATCGTTTTACGTTTGCAAGAGTAAAGTTATAATCGTTTTCGATAACGTCTAAATTTTGACGTTTACGAGCATTTTCGCCATTTTTTGCAAGGATAGCTTGTTGTTGCTGAATCAATTCTGCAATCGAAACAAGTTCTTTCGGTGCGTCTGGATAATACGGTTGTTCTTTAGCAAACTTTTCTTTTTGGTCTGCGATCACTCCGATAGCGTGACGCTCTTGATACTTGGCTTTTTCTTCCATTTCAAGCTGGACTAATTGATCGCCTACCCCGATAATCTGTAATAACGTTGTAGCCTTTTCCTTGTCGTTCATTTCCATAAACTTAGGAAGGTCAAGCGCTAGTTCTTCCACGAAACTATCAAGCAATTTCTGACCGGCTTTATTTCCGCTCGGATCAATCACTTTTAGATCGCTATTTTTTCCCTTGCGTTCAACGATAAGGCCATTCGATAGCGTAATCTTCAGGCTTGGCGGAAGTGTCGAGCCTTCGCGTTGTGGTTGTGATGGCTTGTACTTGTTACCGCCTAGCGCCCACGCTATCGCGTCTAATACGCTTGTTTTGCCTTGATTGTTGTTACCACCGACGATTGTCAAGCCTTTTGCTGAAGGTTCAATCTTGACCGCTTTAACGCGTTTGACGTTTTCAATTTCAAGTTTATTAATTGTTACCATCTTTTAGTCTCCAATATATAGTTTCTTGACTAGGATTTGTTCCTCTTTAACTTCAATGTGCTTAAAAGCAAATTCCGTTAATTGAGCAATAACATCACTCATCTTCATGTCACACTCGTTAGCAATATCAGCTACGCGATCATATATCTCTTTTGGTAAACGTACCCGTGGGTAACGTATTTCTTGAATTCCTTTTTCCATCTTTTAGTACCCTTTCTAGTCCAAACCAATAGGAGGTTCGACGTCATAAGTGAATTGTTTGTCAGATTTTTTTAGGTTCATTCGTGCGATTGTGTAAAAGTCCGTTGCAACTTCTTCTGTCGCTTCAACTTCCTTACTTTCATGCTTCATTGTAAAGAGCATAAGAACGAATATTCCTAAGAGCATAATTCCGACTCCGAATAGTTGCTCGGTAATGTTTGGTTCTACCATTTTTTCTTCTCCTCGTTGATCTCATTTATTTTCTTTTGGTCTGAATATGCTTGTTTCCAGTATTTTAGTTCTTTTCTTAAATGT